CTACATGGTCGTCGGGGTGCGGGTGCAGCCGGGCCGTCCGTGGCTGCGCTTCCGCACCACGCGCGCGAGCGGCACCACCGACACCACCGTCGTGCAGTGCACGGTGCTGGCGATCCCGCGGGCGCTCTGATCTCATGGCCCTGCAGTTCGACTACACGAGCAAGGTCGCCGCGACCTACACAGGGACGGCGATCAGCGGGATCGGAACGCCGACGTTCCCGGTGGCCGCGACTGACACGTTCACGATGACGTCGGGGACCAGTACCGGCCAGGCCGACCGGATGTACGCGTTCTCCAACACGTTGAGCGCGTCCGGCACGACCGACCTGGACCTGGTCGCGACGGCGACGGACAACCTCGGCACGGCGCTGGGGTTCGCCAGGCTCAAGTACTTGCGGGTGGTTGCGGCCTCGACGAACACGAACAACGTCGTGGTGTCGCGCCCGGCGTCCAACGGGGTGACGCTGTTCTCTGCAGCCTCGGATGCGATCTCGGTCCTCCCCGGTGGCTGTTTCGTCTGGTGCGCCCCCGGTGCCGGGATCACGGTCACGGCCTCGACCGCGGACCTGATCACGTTCACGAACAGCTCGTCGGGTTCGACGGTCACCTACTCGGTGATCGTCGTCGGCACGAGCGCATAGGCGGCGGCGATGGCCTGGGCACCGGACTACGCGGAAACGAGCGAGCTCGCCTCGCTCGTGCGGATCGAGGACACCCTCGACGACGCGCAGCTGGCCCTTGCCATCGCTACCGCCTCGCGGGCTATCGACCACGCTTGCGGCCGTCAGTTCGGCCAGCTGGCCGCGGTTGAGGCCCGCTATTTCTCGGCCCGCTGGGATCCGCCCCGGTGTCGCTGGGTGGTGCCGATCGATGACCTGGCAACCTCTACGGGCCTGATCGTCGCGGTCGACACGCTGGACGATCTGTCCTACTCCGACACGGCCGACAACAGTCTGGTGCAGCTCGGCCCGCGGAACGCCATCGCCAAGGGCCGCCCGTGGACGGAGCTGGTCTTCCACCGGACCAGCTCCGTCCAACCCGTCTGGACCGAGGACTGCGTGAAGGTCACGGCCCGGTGGGGCTGGTCGAGCGTGCCGACCGCGGTCAAGCAGGCCACCCTGTTGCAGGCCTCGCGGCTGCTGGCGCGGCGTGACTCGCCCTACGGGGTCGCGGGCTCGCCCGAGGTCGGCTCGGAGATGCGGCTACTGGCCCGGCTGGACCCGGACGTGGCGGTCGCGGTCGCCCCGTACCGGCGCTGGTGGGGGGCGGTCTAGGTGGATATCGCCGCTGTCATGGACGAGATGGCCGACGCGCTCGGCACGATCTCGGGCCTGCGCGTGTTCGCCTACTTCCCCGACCGGATCACGCCCCCGGTCGCGGTCGTGGACTTCCCCGCCGAGCTCAACTACGACGCCACCATGGGCCGGGGTGCCGACCGGATCACATTGCCGGTCACGGTCCTGGTGTCGCGGGTGGACTCCCGCTCCGCGCGGGACCGGCTGTTGGCCTGGCCCGCGCTGGTCAAGGCGGCGATCGAGGCGCACGCCCCGGTCGCCTACGACTCATGCCGGGTGACCGGCGTGGAGTTCAACCATTCATTTCCGGTTGCCACGGTCGAGTACGCCGCAGCCACCTTTTCCATCGACATCATCGGATAAGGGGAGCTGACATGACTTCACTGCTCCGAGAGCGGGACCGGGACGATGTCGTGTCCTCCGCAGCCCTGACACCGAAGCTGGACCCCCTTACCGTGGTTCCCGGATCGGAGTTGCAGGTTCTCGGATCGGTTGTCCCCCCGATCGCCGTTGATGTGATGGACGGTCTCAGTCGGGAGCAGTGGGCGCCCAAGCAGTCGGGACATGACGAGCCTGTGCTCCAGGACGTAGCCGTTCTGGTCGGCGTTGGGGTGCTCGGGAGCCCGAACGCGGAAGTAGCCGCTGGCTTCCTGGACGCGATCCAGGCGCTTCCTCGGGCGGGACATGGCCCCGGGCTCGCGGGTCGCGTGCCCCTGTCTCCATTTCTGGGGGTAGCCCGCGTACTCGCCTCGCGCGGTTTGGGTCATCGTCGCGATCTTCGTGCGCGTACCGCATCCGCAGGCGCAGAGACCGTCACGCGCAAGCACTTCGTCGGGGATGGCAATACCCCGCCTAGTAGTCATCACCCTTCGAGTGTATCGCACGATAAGGAGTCGTGATCCATTATGAGCTTCGTACACGGCAAGGGCCTCGTCACCAGCATTGGTGGCAACGCCATGACCGCCTACTCGACCAGTGTGGAGTTCGAGCGCACGGCCGACAGCCACGACGTGACCACCTTCGGCGCCACCGCCCACGCTTACCAGGCCGGACTGACCGATGGCACCGCGACGCTGGAGGGCATCTACGACAACACAGCGAGCACCGGCCCGCAGGCCGTGTTGCGGCCGCTGGTCGGCGCCGCCGCGGTTGCGCTGGTCTACCGGCCGGAAGGCACCGGCACCGGAAGGCCGACCAGCACCGTGAACGTGATCGTGACCTCCTACAAGGAGTCGTCCCCGGTCGCCGACATGATCACGTTTTCGGCCGACCTGCAGTTCACCGGCGCGATCACGGACACCACCCAGTGATCAGTAAAGAGGACCTGCTCAAGGCAGCGGTCGGGCATCACACGCACGTCATCGAGGGCGTGGGCGAGGTGGCCTACCGCGGCCTGACGCGCGGCGAGGCGGTCCGGCTCCAGGGCAAGCAGATGTCGGCGGCCGAGATGGACCGCAAGCTGCTCGCCCTGGCGGTCACCGATCCGAAGCTGTCGGAGAAGGAGTGGGGCGAGATCGCGGACGTGGTCCCGGCCGGGCTGCTGGAGTCGCTGTCCACGGCGATCGCGACGGCCTCGGGGATGCAGGTCGCGGACGCCAAGGCGGCCTACGCCCAGTTTCGCGACGAGGAGTGATCTTGAGTTCGAGTTCTTCCTCGCGGGCGAACTGGGCATGACCGTGGCCCGGCTGCGCGCGGAGATGAGCGCGGACGAGTTCATGCGCTGGCAGGTGTGGCACGGGCGCAAGCGGCAGGCCGAGGAGTTGGCGATGCGCAAGAAAGGCCGGGGGTGACGAGATGCCAGGAGTCGAGGTCCGCGTGCGCGGCGGAGCCAAGCTGATGGCCGAGCTCGGCGTCTTCGGCAGGCAGCTGCCGCGCGTGGTGAAGCAGGCCGCGAAGGAGGCCGCAACCCCGGTCGCACGCCAGACCAAGGCCGTGGTGCCGTTCGGGCCCGCCAAGGGCGGGCACGTGCGCTCGTCGATCCGGGTCGCGACCTCGCGACGCGGGGTGGCCATCCGATCCGGCGGTAACCGGTTCCGGTACTACCCGTGGCTGGAGTTCGGCGGCCGGGTCGGGCGGCGCAAGAGCGTGCACCGCGAGCGGATCCGGGCGGGCCGCTACCTGTACCCGTCACTGGTGGCCAACCGGGCGGGCATCGAGCGCACGATGAACCGGTTGATCGTGCGTGCGGCGCTGGGCTCGGGCCTGAACGCGAGGCGGCGCTGATGGCGGGCCGTTCCGAAGTCGTGCTGGAGTTCATCGGCGACGACTCCCGCCTGGTCAAGACGCTGCACAATGTCGAGTCCAAGGCTACGGGCGTGCTCGGCGCGCTCGGCAAGTTGGGCAAGATCGGCGGGGCCGCGTCCGGGTTCCTCGGTGCGGCCAACGCCGGACAGACCCTCTACGGCGCGCTGTCACTGGTAGCCCCGGCCGCGCTGGCCCTGCCGGGCATCCTGGCGGGCGGCATCGTCGCCATGCAGACCTGGAAACTGGCCTCGGCCGGGTTCTCCGACGCGGTCAAGGGCGACGCCGAGGCGATGGCCAGGATGCCGCCCGCCGCGCAGAACGCGGTCAAGGCGGTCAAGAGCATGGAGTCCGGCTGGCAGGCCATGCAAAAGGCCGTGCAGCAGGAGTTCTTCCGCGGCTTGGCACCCGAGATCAAAGCGACCGGCACAGAGCTGCTGAAGATCGGGACAGAGGGCCTGCCCAAGGTCTCGGCCGGGTTCAACGGCATGGCCAAAGAGGCCCTGATCGCCGCTCGTACGCCGGTGTTCCAGAACTCGCTGGCCGGGATCATCGACAACACCGCGACCTCGCTGGGCAATGCGCGCGGCGTCCTGGCGAACGTGCTGTCGGGTTTCGTCAGCCTGGGCTCGGTCGGCTCGCAGTACCTCCCGGCGATCGCGAACTGGCTCGACAAGATCACGGTCGCGTTCGCGGACTGGGCGATCGCGGGTGCCGGGGACGGCTCGATCAAAGCCATGATCGACACCGCGTTGACCGGGTTCCGCCAGATCTGGGACCTGCTCAAGGCGGTCGGCTCGACGATCGGCACCGTGGCCAGCGGGATCAACGAGGGGCTCGGCTCGGCCGTCACGCCGCTCACACTGCTGGCCGACAAGGTCAACATGTTCAACGCGGCGCTGCAGAGCCCGGCCGGGCAGGAGGCGCTACGGGTGATCGGGGCGGCCATCCGTGCCATCGCCGACGCGTTCAACGCGGTCATGCCCTACCTGCTGCAGTTCGCGTTCACGCTCGTCTCCACGATCCTGCCCGCGATCACCGCCCTGGCCACCGTGGTGGCGGGCAACGGCCAGCTGTTCGCCGGGCTCATCATCGGCGTCGTCGGTTTCGTCGCCGTGGTCAAGACTCTGCTGGGCATCGTGACCATCGTCCGTGCCGCGATCATGGCCTGGACCGCGGTCCAGTGGCTGCTCAACATCGCGATGTCGGCCAACCCGATCGGGCTGGTCATCCTCGCGGTCATGGCCCTGATCGCGATCGTGGCGCTGGTCATCGCGTACTGGGAGCCGATCAGCGCATTTTTCGTCGGCCTGTGGCAGTCCATCGTGACCACGTTCCAGTCCAACGTGGCGGCGGTGGTCGGGTTCTTCACTGGCCTGTGGGCGAGCATCGTGTCCACGGTTCAGTCCAACGTCGCGGCGGTCATCGGGTTCTTCGTGGGCTTGTGGGCCAGCATCGTGAGCACTGTTCAGTCCAACGTCGCTGCGGTCATCGGGTTCTTCGTCGCCTTGGGTGAGGGCATCTCCACCACGGTGAGCGCGTTCGTCGAGTGGTGTATGAGCAAGCTCGCGGAGTTCATGAATTTCTGGTTCTCGATCCCCGGCCGGATCGGGGCCGCGCTCGGCTCTCTCGGCTCGATCATCGGCGGGGTGTTCAAGGGTGCGCTGAACACGGCGATCGACTGGCTGAACTGGGGTATCGACCGGATCAACGGCCTGATCAACGGGATCAACGCCATCGGCGGGTTCGTCGGCGTGCGGATCGGCACGATCGGGCACGTGCCCAAGTTCCACGACGGCGGCATGGTGCCGGGCCTGCCCGGCTCGGAGACCCTGGCGCTGCTGCAGGCCGGTGAGATGGTCATCCCTGCGGACGTGATGCGCGGCCTCGGCAGCTCGTCGCGTCCGCCCGCGCGCGCGAGCTCGGGCGGGCCTGCGACGGTGCACTTCACCGGCAACACCTCGGACGCGCTCGCCACGGTCATCATGCAGATGATCCGCACCGGCAAGATCCAGATTCAGGTCGCCTGACATGGCCGTCCGCTTCTACCTCGGCAACCAGACCGCGGCCGTGTCCCCGGCGTTCAACGCCAACTGGGAAGACAACGCCAGCGAGGTACGCCGCACCCTGTCGCGCACCAAGATCGGCACGAACACCTCGCGCACGGTGGCCGAGACCTCGACCACGAACCCGTTCGACGTCGGCGTGGTCCAGTTCGTGTCCGACGTCGTGGCCGTGCGGGCCGGGACGATCTCGGGCAGCTTCGACGCCTGCTTCGCCGGGGTCGAGTCGGACGCGGCCGCGGACTCGTTCTACCTGTTCGGGTTCGCAGTGTTCTCCGGTGACGGGCTCACCTCCCGCGGCGGCTCCTCCTTCCTCGACGGCCTCGAGATCCCCACCACGACCACCGCGCAGCAGCTGACCGCCACCTTGTCGGCCCCGATCAATGTGCAAGTCGGCGACCGGCTCGTGTTCGAGGTCGGCTACCGGGCCACGAACACCGTGGCCACCAGCTACAGC